ATGGCTTTTTACACTGTTGAAAAAAGAACCAAAGCAGATGGCACTATCCGCTATCGCTGCACAGTCGGGGTCAAGAGCGAAGGGAAATATATATTTCGAGAAAGTAAAACATTTGGAAAGTTATCACTCGCGAAAGCTTGGGGGATTAACAGGGTTGCATTCATCGAAGCGAATGGACTTCCTTCTGATCAAGATTCAGAAAAGACCACGCTAGGAGAACTGATTCAACTGTATATAAGTCATCCAAATATAAAGTACGGACGTTCAAAGGCTGATGTTTTGAGGCTTTTGGCAAAATCATCCATAGCCGTCATGCCGCTATCTGATTTATCAACTTCTGCGCTCATTGAGCACTGCGAGCATAGACGCGCAGGGGGCGCAGGAGCCGCAACAGTTGCTCAGGATTTAGCATATATAGGCTCCGTTTTGAAAGCTGCTAAGCCCATTTTTGGTATAGATGCAGATCTGCAAGCCTATAGCTTGGCAAGGCAGAATCTCACGCAGATGAGTGTTATCGGACCTACACAAAAGAGGAGTCGACGCCCAACACGCTCCGAATCCGATCAGATTCTTGCTGGCTTAAAGCAAAGAGAAAAGACTTCATACAAAAACACTCCCTTTTCTGATATTTTTTTATTTTCGATACTCACTTGCATGCGTATTGGGGAGGTTTGCAAAATCTTGTGGGATGATGTGAATGTTGAACAAAAGGCCGTTCTGGTGAGGGACAGGAAAGATCCGCGAAAAAAAGTCGGAAACCACATGCTGGTACCACTGCTTGGAGATTCCTGGAATATCCTGCAGAGGCAGCCAAGAACTTCAGAGAGAGTTTTCCCTTTCAACAGTCGGAGTGTCACCCAAACTTACCGTCAGGTAAGGGATGCACTGGGCATTGAAGATTTGCGCTACCACGATCTACGCAGAGAGGGTGCCAGCAGACTATTCGAAGCTGGTTTCACTATCGAAGAGGTTGCGCAAGTGACAGGGCACAAATCTTTAAACATACTTTGGCAGGTTTACACTGAGCTTTACCCTAAATCCCTACACGATAGGCTTAACCAACTTATGAAAGAAAGGGATGCTTCTGATTAACGGATTAGCAGCCGCAGACGATGGCTCATTTCTGAGCCAACATCACCTGCTAAGACACTCTCGGGACGTCCTGCAGGCGGGTCGTCCAACGAGGCGACAGCATCTCCCTTTTCATCTGCCATTTCTTCTCGATCCCCTGCCCCGCAAAAAACAGCGTGCCCCGACCATTCCGTTTATTCACTGAGTCCAGTATATCCATCAGCGCCGTGGCATTTGCCCGCGGTGCGGTGTCGTCAAAGAGGTTTAGCTGCGCCACACCCTGGCTGAAAAAGTCACCCAGGAGGATGCCGCCTTTCTGGTACCGGTGACCGTCTTTCCAGACCGCATCGAGGCAGCGCACAGCTGCGGCCACAATATCGCGTGTGTCCTGCGTTGGGATTAACAGCTTTGTTCCGGCATGCTTGCCGTAATAGGGCTCATCAAGTGCAAAAGGCGAGGTTTTAACAAAGGCCGAAACATAGCGACAAAACTGATGCTCGCCGCGCAGCTTCTCTGCCGCACGCGTGGCATAACTCACAATGGCCTGCCGCATTTCGGTGTAGTCGGTAACACGCTGTCCAAAAGACCTGCTACAGCAGATCTCCTGCTTCGCCGGCTGAAACTCGTCAAACTCCAGGCAAGATTCGCCCCGCAGCTCGCGCACCGTTCTTTCCATCACCACGCTGAAGTGTTTGCGGATAAAGCGTATATCGGCATCTGCCAGCTGAAGCGCCGTTTTTATCCCCATAGCCTCCAGCTTCTTGCTGATCCGCGACCCGATCCCCCATACTTCGTTGCAGGGCAGCAGCGCCATCAGCTTCCGCTGGCGGGAGATGTTTGATAAATCCACCACGCCGCCGGTTGCCTTCCATGTCTTCGCGGCGTGGTTCGCCAGCTTGGCAAGCGTCTTTGTAGGAGCGATGCCCACCCCCACATGTAACAGCGTGCGCTGATAGACCGTCTGCTTAATCTCCCGCCCGAAATCGTTCAAATCACGACAGTTCCGCACGCCGGTCAGATCGCAGAAAGCCTCGTCAATGCTGTAAACCGATACGCGCGGGCATATTTCTTCCAGTGTAGACATAAGCCGGTGGCTCATATCCCCGTACAACTCATAATTCGAGCTGAAGCAAACCACCCCGTTCCGGCGAAAAAGCTCGGCATTCTTGAAGATCGGATCGCCGGTTTTGATGCCCAGCTTTTTGGCAAGCGCCGACCGGGCGATCACGCAGCCGTCATTGTTCGAAGCCACTACTACAGGCACGAGGTCAAGCTCTGGCCTGAACGCCTGTTCGCATGAAGCATAGAATGAGTTGGCATCGACGAGGGCGAACATCTCACATCACCGGATAGTCGTCGAATGCCGCGGGACGAATGATGTGGGTAACCACGCCAAGCATTTCCACATCATCCAGGGCGTCACCCTCAATCGCCTCCCCCTCTTCCGTGATCAACGACGCTCCGCATAACCGCGCGATCTGCCGGCGGCCCATGAAAGCTATCAGCAGCATAGAACCGGCGTCAGCTTCGGCACGTTGCTCCACAGCCAGAACGTCCGAGCCGATTTCAATGTACTGCGCTTGCGGAGACAGACCGCTGATGGAAAATAGAGGATGTGTCATAGATGCCTCGTCTTGGTACTGTTTAAATATACAGTATTCACAAACGACGACGTTATCAAGGCGAAGCGGCAAGAAGATTTGTCAACGGACTGAGCCGCCGGGAATTTTTCTTAAGCTAAATCATCTTTCGACTAAAATTAATAAAGCCCCGTAGCCTGCATCAGACAGGCGCGGAACGTAACTGCCCCGTCGCCGGGGCTTTTTTTCATTGCTAACTTTATGTCCTTAGGACAAGGAAGAGAATGAAGCTTTCGGGGAGGCTGTGCTTCAGGAAACGTGGGAATCTGCTGATCACTGGTTTTCAAAATAACGGCTGTGTAGAATGAGCCGGTGGTCGCAATGGTATGAACACCTGTGGTCACTGGCTCACCCACTGGATCTTGCATACGTACAGAGGGTGGGCTACCCCTGATATAATCTCACCTATCGCAAGTCAATCTCTCAGGATAGTGTGAAAGGATGACTGGTTTACTTCAGTCAAGCCGCCAGCAGGTGATACAACGGAATCCGTTACTCAGGGGTGCCCTAGCTCGCGACAAAGATCATCAAAACTATAACTGCGATAAGAAGCGGTGCATTACTTAAAACTGGCGGTCAGAATGCATGGAGGCGAATTTTTACTTACCTGTCTTTATCGCCCTCTTACTCATCCTAACTATCTTTGCAGCATCACTGTTCACACCCTTCCCTGTCAGTTCCCGGTACCTCTACGTAACTGCTCCGGCTTGCCGATGATAGGTTGCTACGTAATCGGCTGTTCGGTGAGCTTCACCTCGGTCACTGCATGGTAATCATGCCAGAAAATTAAGACACAAATCGTAAGCACCCTACACATTTACTCACCTTTTATGCATAATCTATCCACGATTTATTTGCTTAGAGGCATACGTATGGAAAAGACAAGAGAGCTGATTATTGCTATCTCAAAAAAAGACAAAGCAGTTAAAAAGATGGTCAAACAATATCAGCGCGCAGAGATAACTGAGGATGAACTCGTTTTCAATGTTGTATCTCATCTCACCAGTGAACTGAATAATTACAAAGAAGAAGAGATGCGCATTGGTATCATGACATGGTGATAATCATTCGTGCTTTCCATGCTAATCAGCAAGCCATTTACACAACAGCAGCAGTTCATAACAGATGATAAATCTTTTCCTGAAATATACGTCTGTTGGCGTAATAAACACTTTGATTCACTGGCTCGTTTTTCGGTTTGCATCTATGGTCTACATGTCAATCAGGCTATGGCAAATTTCTCAGGGTTCGTATTCGCCGTGACATTCAGTTTCTTCATCAATGCGCGATACACGTTCGGATCCAGAACGACCACATTGCGCTACATGATTTATGTTGGATTCATGGGTGCGCTTAGCCTGACTGTGGGGCGCATCGCCGACAGACTTGAGTTAAACCCTGTTATTACCTTGATCAGCTTTTCCTTAATTAGCCTGGTCATGGGATTTATTTACTCAAGATATATAGTATTTCGAGACACCAAATGAGAATTTCACTTGTCGTTCCGGTCTTCAATGAAGAAGACGCAATCCCATTTTTTTACAAAAAAGTCAGGGGTTTTGAAGAGTTAAAATGCCATGAAGTTGAAATAGTCTTCATCAATGACGGCAGTAAAGATGCTACAGAATCTATCATCAATGCACTTTCAGTTGCGGATCCGCTTGTCACCTCACTGTCTTTTACTCGCAACTTTGGGAAGGAGCCTGCGCTTTTTGCCGGGCTTGAGCATGCCAGCGGTCACGCTGTAATTCCGATTGATGTAGATCTGCAAGACCCTATCGAAGTAATACCTCACCTGATTAGAAAGTGGCAGGATGGCGCGGATATGGTTCTTGCTAAGCGAACTGATCGCTCTACAGATGGACGCATGAAGCGCAAGAGCGCTGAATGGTTCTATAAGCTTCACAATAAAATCAGCAGCCCTCAAATTGAAGAAAACGTAGGCGACTTCAGGCTGATGTCTCGCGAGGTTGTAGAAAATATCAAGCTGTTGCCAGAGCGAAATCTTTTCATGAAAGGCGTACTCAGCTGGGTTGGCGGTCGCACAGATGTTGTTGAATATGCCAGGGCTGAAAGAATAGCCGGAAGCACAAAGTTTAACGGCTGGAAGCTATGGAACCTTGCATTAGAAGGTATAACCAGTTTCTCAACTTTTCCGCTGCGCATGTGGTCATATATCGGCCTGGCCGTTGCCGGACTCTCATTCCTGTATGGTGCATGGATGATAATAGATACGATGGCCTTTGGTAACCCTGTGCGGGGATATCCATCGATTCTGGTATCTATTTTGTTTCTTGGTGGCATTCAGCTGATCGGGATTGGCGTGCTAGGTGAGTATATTGGAAGGATTTATATCGAGGTCAAACAAAGACCTAAATATATAATAAGGAATAAAAATGAAAAGTGAAAATTATACTGTAAGCAGCAACAACCTTAGTTGTAATGGGATTGTTGCGTTTACTGTTATTGCTCTACTTATATTGTTGGCTACGGGAAGAGTTACAGGGATCTACATTGAACATGACGACTGGGACTTTCTTGTGTCTCCAGAGTACAGCCTTTTTGCATCTCCATGGTCGAAAACATTATCAGAAGGGCGATGGATTAACTTTATTTGGTCCGAATTTTCAACAAACCTATCAGTTTATAATTCATTTTTATTTTCATAATAGGATATGCATTATTCTGTTGGTTTTTCTCATGCAATCTATCCAGTTCTTCATATAAAAGGATAATTTTCGCAGTTGTAGCATTTGTATGCCCTGTTTATTCTTCTTTTTCTACATGGCCTACGACCTCTGCTCCTTCCGTGTGGATCGCAGCTTTAAGCATGTTTTTTGTTGCATTTTGAAGAATAGATTTTGGACTATATCTTTTATTACCGCTTACCTTTTATCCTTGAGCTATCCTCCATTGGGCTTGGTATGCGCTGCAGTTATAGCTTATAGGTCTAATGGATTCAGAAGCTCAATTGCAACATGCATAGCCTATTTTGTAGGGTTCTTGGCTGGGATTTTGTCAATATATATTGCTAATAAAGTCTTTCACGGTGTGTTTGGGTTGGCTCCTGAGGCATGGAGAAACTTTCATCCTATTAAGAACATCTCGGATATTCCTGAGAATTTTTTAAGAGCCATTCATTCATTTATATACTTCGTCACAGTTAGTTATATGGAGATGATTATTTCCGCTGTGGCTTTGCTATTAATTTACAGAAGAGAAAGAAAAATTGCTTTGGTGTTGGCAATTTCTATTTCCTTCGTTTTCTTATTTGATTTCTCTCTTCTTTTTTACAGTGGCATAGATGTATCTGCAAGGATTTTCATTTGGCCTTGGCATGCAATGATATTATGCATTGCTGTCGCTTCACGCTATTTCCATGTAAAAAAAGCATCTATTATATCTTGTGTTATATTAATATTTTGTTTTGTTACTGGCTTAAAGACATGGGCAACAGAAGGGGCATATTATTCCAGACTAGCGGAATACATGAATGCCGTAGACCGTAGTATAAACAGTCAAAACACCAATGAAATATATATTTGTGGTTCTCCAAAATTTGTAGATGTCAGAACTATACAAATGATGATTCGAAAGAACAACAACATGGATACCATTAGAGGAAGTGTGGAAGAGTGTAAAAAAATAAAAGAATACGGAGTGAGTTTTTCTGATGGTAAAACTTATTATAAATTTATGTAGTTAAACGCCACCCTTACAGGTGACGTCCATATAACCACCTTTTTTCAGTTGTGATAACCCAGACGTCTAAACCTTGCTGAATGTGGCACTGTTCAGCCCCCCCCACCTAGGTGGGGGGGCTATGAAAAGCTGGATGTGAATTACAAAAGTAATTTCAAAATTAAACAATCAACATAATCATTGATTAGAAAATGCACTAATAAATCACTTTTTAGTCAATAGAAATCAATAAGTTATGTTAATTTTGTAACATATGCAAAACATTAACGCCAGGCAGCTTTAGTCATCTTGCGATAACTTTTCTCCTCTTAATCTTTACCTCTCAGGCTGACCGGGCCAATCGATATCCGGCGCGCTCGATACATCGACGGCCTTAATCGCTCTGATGTACTTCATCCACTTCGTGAGGGTTTCCCTGTCATCATCCTCAAGAATGCCCAGTGCCAGCTCAGTTTTCCAGTCTGACGTTATCTGGTCAGCATCTGCAAGCAGAAACCGCCTTTTGCGCTCAGCTTCACTAATGAGCTCCTCTTTCGTTTTTGGTGGCTCTGGCGGAGCGGTGAAGGTTTCCCCGTCATACAGCCAGCCTATATTGATGACCTCGGGCGCGAGCACAGCCTCGCCTGTCTCCGGCTGCCATTTCGTTTTGCCATCCCACACAACGGTGTTGATCACCACGCCATTCTTAACCACAGCATAAGCAGTCATTACGCATACTCCCAGATAACCACACAGCCCGCCGTTCCGGCGTTGCCTGATTTAGCCGCCGATGACGCATCACTCACCACGCCATCACCCCCCATCCCGTAAGAGCCAAGCTCCGGGACAATGCTGTTTGCAAAGTTGGAGCCCATACCCAGCGCAACGACCGTCGGCCATGCCGAATAAGGACCTTTATTTGAAAAAATGATACCGCTCCCCGAAGGGCTGCCTGATGGCTGTGCTGCGCCGGCATTGAAAGGCGGTGCATTCGCGATGCCAACCATTGACCCGTTTCCGCCCGGGCATGTCAGCAATGAACCAAAAGTTGTGGCACCACCATTGCCGCCAGTTCCACCACCTGAGCCACCATTCACAATGCCACCCGTACCGATTGTCACCGCTACAGATGAGAATCCGCTGGTATAACGGGCTTTTGCATATGCGCCATTTGAACCGGCAGCGCTGACCGCATTCTGGTTAGAGGCCGTAGCAGTGAGGTTACCGCTCGCGCCGCCCCCGCCGATCGCCTCAACGATGATCGACTTTGTTCCCGCCGATGGTGTGTAAGTACCGGAAGCCGTCATTTTGACAATGTTCAGCAGACGCCCGGGAATGACATCCAGACCCAGGTATTTTGCCATCTCACTTGCATCATTCTTCGCGACAAAATCCCGGCCCGCCTGAGTTGTGTTTGACGAGTTCAGTCCGTAACTCCAGCCTGAGAAAGTGTTTGCGCTGTAGGATGCCGTGGCTATTTTGCCCGTGCGGCTCACCGCTATGAATGTGCAGGCGTCACTGACATGATTTGCCGAGTAGACATCAAACCACTCCCCACCGAACGCGGGCTCATTTGTGTAAGTCCCCGGAAACTGGCCGCTGTAAACAATCCCGGGCGTATTCAGGATATGAGCGGGGATGTTGTACCCCCTTGGCAGGACTACTGCGGGGACCAGCCCAAGATACGCGAGGATATCCTGCACCGATCCTTTTGCCAGAATGTCACGCCCTACCGGTGTGAAGTCAGTGAGGCTGAATGCATCCGGGCCAGAGAAATAAGGCAGTTTATCTGCACCGCCATTCAGTGATGCCAGAGCCGAAAGCGTGGCATCTAGCGACTGAAAATCCTTACCAAATGCTGACGTCATTTTAGCCAGAAATCCGGCAACATTACCGTCATCAAGCACATCCTGACCGCTTTTGTCTGAGGTGTACTGCGCCAGCGCTGCTGCGATGAATGTCGCCTGCCTCAGCGCCTTATTCACCTGGGCGCTACTGGCTTTGCCGGACTGAAAGCCGGTTCTCAGCGCCTGAAGGGCTTCATAGTCAGTCTGGCTGGTAACATTCGCATTACCCTCTGTCGCGAAAGGTCTGAAGTTATTGCTTGCCATTAAAGTGTTTTCTCCCATGCTCCGGTATCAAACCCGGCGATGTATTCGTTATCCATATCGAAGCCAAAAAAACGGTTGCCCTCGGATGGTGTTTCTATTGACGGAATTTCAATGCTACCGGCCCAGACACCAGCGGCCTTTACGGTCAGATACCCCTGCCTGATAGCCGCAATGAGCTCCAGCGATACCTGCGAGATGTCCACCTCCGGGAAAACCCAGACGCCGATCGTCATATCCTGCATGTCGACGATCTGCATGCGGATGCCGGAACCGGCCAGCGCAGCATCCAGAATCGGTGGCAGTGTGTCGTTTTGCCCGTTCCAGTTATTGATGGCGATTTTTGCTTTCAGGATGACCCGGTAAGTTTCGTCGCTCAGCGCGGTGTAACCTGTATCCGGATCATATGGCCCCTGCCAGACCCCCTGGTCATATCCCAGCCCGTCGGTATCCCACGAAAAGTAGATACCGCTGATGGGTACCGCAACATAGCGGCTGCGCCCTATCCAGAGACCAAGAATATCCAGCTGATTACCAACGGCAGTATCGATGTCGAATGCGGTAAGGAGTCCGTTCAGCGCAGTGGACACATCAGTCAGCGGGCGGGTTGAGAGGTCAACATGCTGGCTGAAAAGCGGCCTGACGGCATGGTAGTTTGTGATCAGTTCGGTGTATTTGCTCATGCAGCCGCCGTGATCTGAATATTTGCCGGTGTGCAACTCGCTGCGCCGTCATAAGCGATAGTGACGTTTGCAGCGGCCACACCACCAGACGACGTGCCGATCAGCAGTTCATTAATGTCGTAGTACCGTGCATTGCCGCCACTGACGACACCGAGGTTTGCCGGGGAATAGACGCGGCTCAGCAGCACACTTTCGCCGATGCCCAGGCTGTTGATGTAGTCGGACACGGCCTGCTTTATCTGTTCGCCGATCTGTGAGGTATACCCGGTAAAGACGCGGAGCGTGATTTTTACAAAGACCGGGACCACGGTCGGGCGGGAAAAGCGGATGGTGTGAGGGTTGCCGTAGAGGTCCGGCACCGTGACGGCAGTTTTCCCGTAAGTTGCGACCCCCTGCCCCTTCTTCCCGCGGAGAGTCTGGGCAATCTCAGTTGCATCCCCTCCGTCAACCACAGCCGAAACTGAGTGTGCCGGCAGCCCGTTTGCATCAACACTACCGGTGTCGTTTTCGTAGAGTTTGTGACGTGTCACGCCTGTGACGTTTGCAAGCGCGCCGTCAACCCCGGCAAATGGCGTGAGAGACGGGATTGCAACGCTCTGCCCCTGTCTTACCCTCAGTTGCGCATCGGTCTCAGCCGCGGCACCGACAGTCGCAGCCAGCGGGTTGGTTACCGCCGTCCAGCCCCGCGTAGGCGTATTAATCCCGCTCACCGCGCCAGCCATCGCAGCAACCGCACCGGAGGTGTTGCAGGTTGCTGTCACTGTGACTTTTCCGTCAACGCCAATAACCACCGATGCCGGAAGGTTCCAGATCACGTTATTGGTATCTTTAGCCGAGCCATTTGTGATGGCTGTCCCCGGCGCGCCGGTCAGTAGCAGGTCAACCGTAGAACGCGTCTCTGCCTTGCGCGCGATACCGTTTATTTTTACATTGCGCGTCAGACCGTCAGCCAGCGCGGTGGCCGGTGAAAAGCTGTTGTAGACGGCGATGGCTGTGTTATTCGCATCATGGACAGCCAGCGCCACCAGCGCCACCATCTGACCATCTTTGCTGTCGGGTTCAAGGTAGGCGTCTGTGCCATAAATCTGCTGAAAATAACCGGTGATGGTTGACAGTATCGTCTGGTAATCAGGCGCAACTATCCCCTGGGCAGTTACCGTTGCCGATAAGCCCAGCGTGTCAAGATTGAAAGCCATTAAGCCTCGCTTGTAACGGTCGTCGTCCCGTAGACAGTGTCGATGGTTGCTGTGAAGGTTACCCGCCGGCTGACGCCGTCCTGCCGGGTATCGAATGACTGAATGGATTTAACGCCCTGCGTTTCCAGAATGCGCCGGCGGATGGCGAGGCTGTAGACCTCGGGTTTCTGTTTGCCAAGCACCGACTGAATCCACGGCGTGCCGGTGGTGGTATCGAGAAACCACTGCCCGTACCAGAGCAGAAACCGGGTTTTCACTGCCTGCGCCACCGTGTCCGGGGAGTTTATCAGCCAGGTATCATCGCCCCGGCCAAACGTGTAGTCGCCATTTTCATCTTCCCGTCGGTAGCGCATCAGCTGGGTGCTCCTGTATTACCGCTGCCCGTCTGCACACCACCGTGTGTGTGCGTCATCAGGCTCTTACCTCCGGCGGTAACATCGTTCGTCACCTTCACCGGACCGCGCATGGTCGCCGCACCACCGCCTGCCCCCATGCCCTGCGACAGGTTGCCGTTAATGGTCACGTTGCCATTCAGCACGATTTCGGGCGCGGTGATCTCCGCTCCACCCGTGGCGGTGGCCGTCAGCCTGCCGGGTGTCTGTACTGTGATCGCGTGTCCGGCCGCAACTTCAACGAACGCCGCGCCGTCGTCGGTGCGCAGCTGTGCAGCACTGGTGCTGATACCGCCAATTTTTCGTGTCTGCGACATCGGGCCCGGTATGGCGAACGCATCTGAAAGGTCATGCATCCGTGTATCCACCGGCTCCTGAACACCGCCGCTCTGCCACCAGAAATCAATGCAGCGATCGGCAAATATCAGCAGGCACTCATCACCGGCCTTAACGGGAAAAGTCAGCGTGCAGCCGCCGCCGCGAGGGAAGATCACAGGTACATCCACCAGAAGGGGTAAAGGTTGTGATCTGACGTTACCCTGCCCGTCATCCGACTTGCCCATAATGGCCGGTTGCACGGTGCATGTGCAGGACTCAGGATCAAAAGACTGAATAATGCCTGGCGTTGCAACCCGCAGCGCAGAGAGGGTGGCGTTCATCAGCTGTGAGCTCATGTGCTCACTGCTGCCTATCTGAGAATTTAAGGAAACTGGCATGCTTTTCTCCGGGCAATAAAAAACCCGCCGGAGCGGGTTGTTGATTTATTTCAGTGCAGCAAGACTACTTCACCCTCTGGCAATCGTACGTCCAGAACCGCCGCGGCTCGTCCATGTTGGTGCGGATGACTTCTACGTTGAGGATAGGATTGCCATTTCGTGCGATGAAATCCATTCCTAACCATCGCCCCATTTGAGAACTTGGCACCATCCATTGAATTTTTACGTTGTTATAGTCTTCATTTTTCTCAAGAAAAGTTATTTTCTGTGTCTCCGGCTTTTGGTTATTAACCCTTGCAAATCCATCCGGGTCTTTCCATTTGATCAGGAATGGCCCACAAGAAGTATCCGCCATGATTGAAGCAGAGAAGAACAAAAAATAAGACTAATTGATAATGTTTTTTCATGTGTACTGTGCCGCATCCAACCCCTTGGAGTTAAGCAAATCTCTGCTCCCCTTGGCCAGACATAGCAGGTCCATGTACCAGCTCTGTCCGCGTGTATCGCCATTATAATCAATTCTGCCTACAAAGTAATCACCATCCGTGTTGATAGCGGCAGGCTGAGCCCCGGCGATGCCATCCACATAGATATTGCCATCCGTCTCTTTTTCAGAGATTCGCCCTCCAGCACCTTGCCTCCCTGCGACCTGTTCGTTGCCGAGCACCGCGCGGTAGACAGAAGCCTGATCCAGGCGGATAAGCCCGCCCAGCTTGATTGCCGGATTAATCAGGCAGCGCACGTTCACACCTGCGCCCATAGTCTGCTGTGGCATGCCGATTAGCCCGGTATTTGCATTCAGCACCACAATTTCATCAATATATTTTGACTCGGGGACGATATTCACCTGGTTGTTCTCGTACCACCAGTTTGCCTTACACTGGCCCGCAAGGCTGTACATCAGATCTGACGTATTGCCTAGCAGCACGCGCCCGCGGGGAAAGACTGTTTCCGGAAACTCCGGCACTGCCCCGGCGGTAACGCCGTAAGGCTCATACGTTTTCATACCTGCTTCAAACAGATCTGAATACTTCCACCCTGCGGCAACAGTCGTGCGGACACCGGCGTAGAGGTGGCCTTTCCAGCCATCAATGCACTGAAGCATCAACCAGGAATCGGTGATGTTATCTTTGCCCGTGATGGTGAAGCGGATATCACCATTGAAAATCAGGCCGGTGTTGCGGTCGGGGTAATTCCCCTCCGCATCTGGATCACCATCATACCCGGCGATCACCTGTATGCGGGTGAACTCCCCTTTAGTAATACGGTTCTGCGTTTCCGTTGACAGGTTATAGATTTTGAAGTCGCCGACGAACCCGTTAAACATCGAGGCAGGCATTTTCTGGATGTTAAAGGTCACCTTCAGATCGGACAGCGCTATTCCGTTGCCTTTATCATCCAGCAGTTGAAGTTCAAAGTGCCGCATCCAGTTCTGTGACATGGTTACTCCGTTCTGATGATGAGGTGGCTGCCTGTTCCCAGGTCATATTCCGTCGGGCAGGACTGTGCATCATCATTGCAGACGATGAATAGCGAAAATCCGAGGCCAAGGTGGGCGTATTGCTCCAGCAAATCGGATCCGGTCACCAGCGGCATACTGCCGACAATTAGGCGGTCACTGCTGTCATTCAGATCCAGATACCAGCACCCGCCACGCCATATCACCCTGAATTTATATACAGACCCGGAGATGGTTGCGCTGAATGACTGATTTTGTGGCTGCAACGGAAGCTCGGAAAGAGTCATGAAAAGATCCCCCTGATGACACTGCCCGCGGAGCTGAGTATGGACTCGCTGGGCTTAACAGGCGTTTTTACTCCGGCATCCTGAACCGCGCTGGTATTCACACCCTCTTTCATGTCCTCCTTGGCCGCGCCCTTGATGCTCTGCGTTTGCGTGGTGATGACCTCGCGCAGTGTCAGCGTGACCATGAGAACATTTTCTGTATTTTTTTCGGTTGTGACGTCGAGGACTCGGATCAGCATGTTGTTGTACAGCCGTTTGCCGGTGACAACATCAAAAGGCTTTTTGCTTCGCTGAAGTTCAAGCAACTGACTGTACAACTCTTTCGGGCTTGTCCCCGCAGAAATGCCAATGACTGAGGTGTCCACCACATCGAGCAGTGAACCGCCGCCGGAAAAGCCAACTTCCATCACCAGCTCAGATGCGCGCCGGTATGCATGATCCGCCACAAACCCCGCGCCATCCGTACTGGCTCCAGCTGCAGATGATGTCGGGCGCTCAACAGGGTGCTCCGTGATTTCCAGCACATCACTGTGCTTTTCAGTGATGACCACATCGGGAATAAAGATGTCTATCTTGCGGCTTCGCTGGTGAAGCAGGACGGAAAGAATATCCACTACTGGTTCCTCGCTAGCTGCTGAGTGGAGCGGGCATTTACCTGACTCTGCTTTTCAGCCACGATATTTCCCGCCTCACGCGGATCGGAAACTCCGCTGATATTAATCGTGGTCTGCTGGTTCACCGTGTTACCGCCGCCAGGCATGTTGCTCAGCACGCGGGGAACGTAGTTACGTGTCTCCTGGGGCATCAGCTGCATCCCGTACTTCTGCACATTGCCCAGCCCCCAGTTGTAGGAGGCAAGCGCCTTATTCAGATCACCGTCGTTAGCTTTCAACAACTGACTGAGGTATCTGGCTGCGGCCTGGGCAGACTTCATCGGGTCAAACACATCCCCACCGAGCAGCCCCATATCTCTGGCTGTTCCCGGCATAAACTGGAACATACCCTGCGCCCCGGCACCTGACTGCGCGTACTGGTTACCTCCTGACTCGGCTATAGCCACACTGCGCAGCAGCCCTTCAGGCAGTCGGTAAAGCTGTTCAAGCTGCTGGAAGGCTGGCTGCATCCACCCCAGCAACGTAGCACCCGATGCGGTGGGCTGCGGAGGCTTAACCTGTGCGCCGCCCATCCATTGAGGAAGATACCCGGCCATCGCTTCGCCGGCTTTGTTGAATATCCCCGAAGCAACAGCACTGATACCCTTCGTCACCGGACTTTCAGAAAGGATAATGGCCGCCTCTTTCATCGAGTCCCAGGCACCCGAGAAATCACCCTGAACCAGTTTTTTCAGCACATCCACCAGCGCGCCAACATACCGGATAGTGTTTCTGATACTTTCGATGATCTGGTCGAACAGCCACTTGCCGGAAAATCCGGAGGTGTCGATATTGATGAATTCGAGAAAAGATTTAACCGCGTCGCCCAGCGCAACGCCCAGATCGGAAACCTTTTCATAGAGCGCACCGAAGTCGCCGCCCAGACTTTTGATCGCCTTAGTCGCATGTTCGATGCCGGGCTGCCACTTACTCCAGTCAATCAGGGACTGGCCACCTTCCTTCCAGGTAATGTAATCCTCAACCAGTGCTGCAAGCGCTGCCGCCAGCGCAATGATGCGCCCAATCGGTGATTTCAGGAAAGCGCTGTTCAGCAGCCGCCATGCCACAATCAGGCCGCCGACTGAGGCGATGACCGTCTGCGTGGACCTGTCGAGCGAGTTCCACCAGTCAATAATTGCATCCGCAGCCTGCACCAGCCTGAACACCGTGCGGCCCACGACATCAGCCAGCCACAGAATCCCTTTAAGCACAACAGTGATTGCCCTGTCGATTTTCGGGAAGTTATCGAGGATGAGCTTTCTGAAATTATCAATCGACCCCGCCAGGCCATCAGTCAGGCTGGTGCCGATTTTGTCGCGCGCCATGCCTGCCATCTGACCAAACGCCGCCAGCGCCGTCATGAAGCGATTGGAGCTCACAGCAGCGGTATCAGCGTTGTAGCCGATCGTTTTTGCCATCTGAGAATACTGCGCACTGAATTCGCCCACGCCGCGGCGCATTGCCATCAGGGTGTTTTCATCAATGCCCAGCATCTGCGCATACTGGTTGGCGCGATAGTACGGCATGCTGCTGAGACGCTGCCCCACGCCCGTAAAGACGGACGCCATATCACGCATATTGCCGCTGGCATCCCGCGTCTGCACACCCAGGCGGTTCAGGAAACCTTCCGCACCGGGATTATTACGCACAAAATGGGCCAGACCTTCCAGCGATGAGCGCGCACCGTCTACGGTCCCGCCCAGCTGAGAGACGGCATAGCCTATCTGCTGGATGCCCGCGACTGTTGCGCCGGTGCGCTGGGACATCCAGTACAGGTTATCCAGACCCTGTGCAATTTTCGTGGTGAACGCCACAACCGAAAGCGCCGCCGCCTCAACGGCCGCACCCATCTTGACAACCTGCAGGGTGGTGCCAATTATCGTGGCCTCGAATTTCTTTGACCCGGCATCATCCACCTGAAAGCCGAGGCTGATCAGAAAGTCTTTTATGGTTTCAGCGTTCATTGATTGTCCTGCTCCCAGCGGCGAATACGGGCATTGTTATCTGCCTTCAGGTCGAGCCAGTCGTTCATGATGGCGATATCTGCGAGGTCAACTGAGCCATCCTTAAGCGCCACAAAGCTGATATACCCGGCGTCAACCGGGCGCATCAGGAAGTCTTCACCGTCAGGAAGCGTGTCGAGCGTCAGCCCTGCGGCTGCTGGCCCTCCGTCACGCTGGCGGGGGACGCGGGCAAAAAATTTCCCAGGCTGTCGCCAATCACCCGGCCCACAATCTGCAACATCGACATCAGGTCGATATCGTCAAAAGCCAGCACACCATCCCGGAATACCGGTACCCAGGTGTCTTTTCCATGACGACGGGACACGACAGCCAGGCACGGGAAGATGATCGCATTAGTATCTTCTTCACTCAGTTCCGCCACAGCACTGGCGATCTTCGGCAACACCGTTTCAACAGTGCTGTAGACGTTACCGCCCTGTGAGGATTCGCGAAGCGCCTGAAAATCCCCCAGCATGCCCGCCAGAACCGGCAGCACCTTTCGGGAAACTTTCAGCTGATCAAACACACTCAGCTTCGCGGCACTGTAGCGGATGCCCTTGATTTCAAATTCCATGGATTAGAACTCCCCTAACATTTCGTCGATTTTGCCTGCATCAAACACCCAGGCGACCGTGCCGGCCACTTTCGGGTTGTTCCAGTCCGGCTGTTTCTGGAAAGCGCAGGCGCGGGCGGTGACAATATCCCCGGACGCCTTGTTGCGCATGACGATGACGTTATTCCCCCACAGGGCAGAAGACTGTGTCTGCGCGTTGTACATCAGGGAGAGTTTTTTATTCACCGGAGAGGTTTTCAGCAGGTTAAGGGTGATCGTCCCGCTTTTACCGGCGTGCAGGCTGTGCATCACCTCACCGTCAGCCCCCACCGTCATGGTGTTTTTGGCTTCGGTCATGGTCACCACGATACCCTCGTCGGAGTTAGCCGATCCGTAGCCGAGATCAATAACACCGGTCGGCCCCGTCAGGGAGGCCGAAATATCCATAAAACTGTATGCACCACTCATTGGTTATTTTCCTCAGCGCATGACGTTAATCTGAACGCTGGCATAATGGATTGCTCCCGCCAGCTTACAGGCCACCTGAACCGGTACCGATTTGCGCGCCTCACGATCGGACTGCGCCTGTGAAGAGATGGGAGCCATATAGACGTAATACCCTTTGGTCAGGGTGTCGCCCGGTGACAGTTGCCCAAGCTCGCCGCCATTCCACACACCCGGTGCAACCAGTCCGTTATTGACGGCCTGATCCATCGATGCTTCGACGCTTGCCATGATGCGGGTGTTACCTGCATCGGTCTGCGGGACTTTCGTTCCGCTGGTATACAGCAGATTGAAGAGGTTGGTCTGCACGTAGTTCTGCAGCCAGTCGAGGCCGTGGCGCTCATCGAAGAAATCGCCGTTGCCCATCACGCCCTGCTGGAGAATGGCTGTGTCGTTGGCGTAGTACGCATAGACGTTACAGTTCTTCGCATCCAGCGCAGCCGCCTGGGCGGCGCTCAGCGTTTCGTACGTTACGCCCGGCTCCTGCTTGAATTTGAGCGTGATGGTGGTGTTATTGCCGTTAAAATCTACGGTGAATGCACGGCCAAAAGCGGAGATGGCGGCATAGTTACTGCCGGAGGAATACTGCACAAACGTGCGGCTGTATTTCGCCATCTTCACTTTTGAGGCGATATCCGTACTGACAGAACTCACCAGCACATCGCTGTTCGCGGTGGTGAGAGCCAGAACGCGGCTCAGCGAGGACGACTCAATCGCTGCAGCAACCGGCAGCAGATCATCATCCTTGCGATCGGCATCGAACGTGATACCGAGACCGTACCAGTTGGTAAAGGCCAGGCAGGCGTTAACCCCCTCCAGCAGCGTCTCCGTTTTGCCCGTCTCGCCGGTTGCCAGCGTCTTCGCCCAGCGTCCGATATACACCTGCGCGGGAGTGGGTGACTGTGAAAAATACGTTACGGCCGCTTTATATTCTTCGCTGCTCACGCCAAAATCAGCGCCCACATCAGCAGCAGAGGAATAGAGACGCACACGCTCGGTCAGGGGAATGACGGTCGCGCTGCCGAGAATGAGCAGTGACCCGAAATTGCGGCCCGAGGCGGCTTTCGGCGACATGATGATATCGACATTAACGATATCTGAGACAGGTAAGCCCTGCGGCATAGGTTAATCTCCGATGTATGATACTGGCGCGTCGACCAGCGATTTAACGCCGTATTCGCGGATCACTTTGCGGCGCAGACGGACAGTGATGTCGTAGCGCCGGACCCACTGATTGTTAATCAGCTCAGGAAAGGGGATGAGCGGGCTGGCATCCTGAAAAGAAAGGCCCACCCGGGAAAGCTCGTCGTTATTCTGGGGGATCTGCAGCCCGTCACGAAAAACCGTGGCGATTTGCTGCCCTCCCGGCCCGTAAAAAGAGGCCATGCACTCAATCACTTCATGCCGCCACATCTGGGCGCTCTCTCCGGCCTGAATAAATGCCGGGGAATCATCATGCGAGAAGTCAGTGATGCCGAACCCGCACCAGTTCATACCTGCTTCCGGCATGGCGGCCTGAACAGCCGTCCAGCGGGGGCGAACCATCTCACCCGGCAGACCTGACAGCGCCCGCACCCACCGGCTGAGTTCACGCTCAAGCGCTTCATCATAAGCCTGCGGCGCACTGACAGGCGTCAGGTAACCCGGCGATGTGCTGCTGTTACTCACCCTGGCCTCCGTCAAATGGCTGAAGCTCACAGTGCGCCTGAACGAAACCGGCACCATAAGCGGTATAGGGATCGACAAACGTCACGCGGTAATCACGCCCACGGTAGGTCACAATATCGGCATCGACGCCGGTATTGCCGTTGGTGAGCCGGAAAGTAGTGATAATCAGGATGGCTCCGCCAATCACCTGCCCGGCCTGCATCCGCCTGGCTTCAAGTGAGCGATCAACCGTTACCACGCCGCCGAACGGGGTTTGTGTGGGGGTGTTTTGCGGGAAGCCATCCTGATCCACCGACTGCACGCTGCGCGTTACCACCAGCGACATATCGAGGAACTCGGGCGACATCAGGACATCGCTGACATCAAGTGTCGGCATCTTTTTTCCTCACTATGTGGGTGATGGATCGCCGGTATTCGCCGGTGTCGATAAGAGGCTTATTGCCTGTTCGTCCGCGGCGACGCCGGGCGGCAACGGTGGCATCAGCCAGTGGCGTGAATCCGGTAATGGTGATGTAACGCTTCACCCCGTTGGCCGCCACCATCCCGGCACGCTCCAGTGAGACCAGCGCGCCCTCTTCATGGCCTTCCAGCGCTTTCTGCGCGGCGGCTTTCAGGTGAGGAAGATACTCAGGCTCGACAGACTTAACGCCCGGTTTCAGATGCGGGCGAGCGGGAATGTTCTGCTTTGGTGAGCCGTTTTCGTTGATATAGCCGATTGCCGCGTTGCCAAAATCGCCCTCATCATCACCCTGCCGCTCGTCCTTACCTTCAGGGATGCCCACCAGCACATCCCTGTTCGTGAGGGTTTTGAGCGCATCAAGAATGCGTTGCGCGTTGTCAGCCCGGATTATGACGCCTGATTTCATAGCTGAATCCCGCCATATCCGAACAGCATCAGCATCTGCCAGAACTCAGCACCGTAGCGCGAGAAGTTCCAGAAACCCGCGTCAGCGCTGAGCGTCGAGCTGTTGTCATAGCTCACACTGACTTTATCTACGGATTTTGATGCGACCACGCCGCTGGTAGAACCACCGGCACCACCCAGCGCACCAGCTGCCGAGTCAGCCGCATGCAGCACCATGTAATGCGCGACAAACAACTCCACCAGATAGGGGAACATGTCCCCCATAGCGGAACCATCGATCAGGGTGTCGGCAAGACTCAGGCGAAACTGAATTACGGGGTCGGGATATCTGGTGGCATCAGTGAACTGCGGGAAGTCACGGCGAAAATCACTTACCGTCGGCAGATTTTTGTTTCTTGGCATCGGGATTACCACCTGCATCAGGTGCCGGTACCTGCAGGGCAGCCAGCTGCGCGGTCAGGTCGGCAATGGTTTCATCCTTTTCAGTCACGGACTGCTGCAGTTCGCCAAATTCCTTTTCTCTGGCAGCCAGCTGCGCGGTCAGGCTGTCGATCTGCGCCTGAAACTCTTTCGTGTCGGCGCTGCCTTTCGCATTACTTGTCACCTCGGCGTGCGCGGTGACAAACCAGTGACCGGCAGTTTTTTCATCAACGGTGTGCTCGCCTGCCTCGAAGCGCTGGGTGGTGCCGTCTTCAAGGCTGAAGGTAAAGGGGGTGTGCACCCGGATAGTTTTATTGGACATGTATCACTCCTGATGGCCCCTTTCGGGGCCGGGTTCGTCAGATGCCGTCAACGTATGCCATAGTTTCCGGGTACGGGGACTCAACGGCGCCCAGCTTGCCGTAGTAGGTGGTCAGCTGGTAAATGCCGCGATACTGGATCGGCACACTCAGCAGCGGCACCATCGGGAAGCGCACATACTTCTTGTCGTTGGTGTATGCCACCATGCGATCGGTACCGCCGACGCCTGCACCTTTCAGCCATTTCACCGCACGGATATTCAGCGGCACGCCGTTCTGGTGGTAGGCAATGGTATTTTCACGCAGATAGCTCAGCAGAGACTGATTGCCCGCGCTCGATACGATGATGCTCGAAAGCAGTGCGAACTGCTCAGGAGGCAGCAGCAGATCGCGCGGTACCAGCGTATAGCCCGTCTCTGCCCATGCATCCGAAAGCACCTTGTTGATTGAGGCGCGGATTTCGTCAGGCGTCGACACTGCCCAGGCTTTCGCGGCGTTGGTCAGCGCTGCGCCGAGATAGTTGGTCAGGCCGCGAACGCCGAGCTGCGAATCACCGCGGTACACCTGCTCGTCGGTGTCCATGTTCCACTTGAGCTGCATCGCATCGTATTTCTGAGTGTCGATCGGGCGACCGACTTTAGCGGCGGCGGCCAGCTCAACAACAGTCCAGCCCAGCTCCATGCCCCACAGGGTCAGAGGGAAGCCGGTTTTGGCGATATCAACACTCGGGCCAGCGATAGCGGTCGAATCCTTGCCGATCCAGTTTTTACCGTTCGGGTTCGGCGTACCGGCTGCCGCAAAGGTGGAGTTGGTGAAGGAGCTGATGTCATCCGCGATGGAAACGTCTTCGCGCAGCTGTACGTCGCGCGACCACGTATAGCCCACCAGCGGCATATTCAGTTCCTGATCGAGGCGCTCAAGCTCGCCGACCAGGAATACGCCAGTACCGTCAACGGTAGCTTGGTCAAAAGTTAACATATATAGCGATTCCCTTAGATGTTGTAGGCGATTTCAGCGTTGCCATCGGCATCGCCAGCACCAGTGAAAGAGGCGTTCGGCAGAACCACGGTTTCGCCAGTGATGGCCGCACCCAGGATTGCGCCTAGCGGGCTGGCGTCGGTCGGATTGGCGTTACGCACGTAAACGGGCGCGCCTTTGGTCAGGGTTGCGGCAGTGCTGCCGATGTTCACGGTCATGTAACCGCGCTTCATCACATCGCCGGTGAAGTTCTTGCCGGTGCCGATCTGACGCACCATGTCAGGCGTCGACGTGGTCGGGTAAGGGCGGATATACAGACCGGTAATCACCGTCGCGGCATCAGAGGCTGCCAGCGGGATAAACTTCCCGTCGGCGCTGTCTTTACCCGCCAGGCCATATGCGCTGAACGTATTGGCCGAGTTAAGGATCACCGGTTCGGCGGTCAGATCCTGCGGGCGTGAGATAGCCCCGGCGATGCCAACAGGCATCCGGTAGAGTAATGGATTCATGGGTTATCCCTTATTTATTCCAGTGTTCGGCGAATGCCTTGTTCAGGAAAGCCGGAGAGTTTTTGTTAGAGGCGTCGTAGAAACCCGAGCGGCCAGCAGGTGCCGGAGTGTTATTGCGCGCTCTGGCAATCTCACTGGCGGAGACAAAGACCGCATCAAGCGTCGCCTTGGGCATTTTCGCAAAGTCCGGCGTGCTGCCAACGAGCGGCGTGAGCAGTGACTGGCCTTCAGGTGTTTTGAATGCTGCATCCATAGTGGCGCGCTTGAAGGCCGCCAGCTTGCCACCTTCAGGCAACTTAACGCCGGGCAGGATGAGTTCTGCGCGTGCCACTACGCCCTGATGGTAAGCCGCGTCGGTCGTGGCACGGGTCTTCTCTTCTTTCTCATCCGGATCATCGCTGTCGGTGGTCGCGGTAGACTCCGGGTTGAGCAGTTTCTGGACCAGAATCGTCAGCGCGTCGACTTTTGCCTCAAGCTCGCTGTTCGATTGCGCACCGCTGCCACTTTCGTCATCGTCAGTGGTCAGGCCGCCAGGCGGTTTTTCCGGTGGCAATGGTTGCGCCGGGTTGATCGTGATATTGAGCGCGCGTGGCAGATCCAGTTCCGGCTCAATCAGTTCTTCAGGTGCGTTCGCCACCAGCTCTTCCACAGTCGCGGAATCGCGGGTTTTAATCGCCCGTTTCAGCTGGGTAAGCCAGCCCTGTTTTTTACTTGCCATTGATATGCTATCTCCGATTGAACAGCGAATACCTGCGCGACCATTGGGGACGCCCGCACAGTGGTTACCGATGATTGTGTGCTGCCGCGCCTGACCCGGTCCCTGCTGCTCGTAGTCGGCGTCGTAGCCCATTGAAATTTGCTCAAGACCGTCCATTACCTGCCGGATGGCCTCAGATGTTTTGATGTGGATATCGCCCAGCATTAAATCCGACTGATCGCCGGTGCCGCGCCGGACGTTCTGAATATGCCCGTGGGCGTAATCCTTCCAGTTGCCCGGGTTGACCATTTCTTCCGGATGCCCCAGCGTGAAGGCCATGCCTTCGAAGGATGCGAGGGTTTCGGGGCGGAATACTTCGTCAGCGTCGCGGGTGACGACGATCTCACCGTCCTCATCGCCGGTTAAGCCGTCCAGCTCGCTTTCGTCGTAAACCTGCGCGCCGGTGCGTGCGATCGGCACGTCTTTGCACAGCAGCGAGCCGTCGGCCATCTCAAAGCGAGTGTTGCCGAGGCGGGTAGTGAAAAAATATTTCATTGGGTCACCTGTATTTCAGGCAATAAAAAACCCAGCACAGTGGCTGGGTTTAGAAGGGGTGACGACGTGCGGGAATCGAACCCGCTCGGTAGGCCGCATGGCATTTAACATTTATGACCCAGAGGGCTGCCAACATTGTCCCGAGACTACCATTATCCTAACGCCGTCATTCATATTATATATCAGGTACTACCACTTCGCAGTAGCAGCGGCAGTTGGGAAACTGGCCTGCATGGCCGGTCATACCATCGAGCGTAGGTGGATTCGCCCAGTCGACATACTGACCATTCATCTGCGCGTGAGAGTGGCGAACGTCGCTGTCTTCTAGCGGTTCGCCAGATATAGCCGCGCGAGCCAATGGAGGTTGATCTCGCCTGGGTGATTGCGGTAGACGCCCGACCAACCTCAGTACGGGCGATGGTGCGTGCCCGCGCTTCAGTCACTTCGCCGGTTCGCATGATTTCCTGCGTCAGCGTGCTGGAGCGCTTACCGGACACCACGGCCTCTATCGCCTGATTGTGGATGTCGTAAACACGGTCGGCAGCCTTCAGGGGAAGCGATTTAAAAAGCTTTATCTGCTCTTCAACAATACTGCGCGCCACCTGCTCCTGACTGCCGGCCATCAGTTCACGCAGGCCGGCTGAGATTTGCCCGGATCGCTCGCGCCACATCGCATCGTCGGCAATTTCCAGCGTGCTGATGAGGCGCTTCGATACCGCTTCGGACCATGGTTCAATCAGGTCGGCGTATCGCTCCAGCCTCTCCATGATGTCGGTGACGCTGTCATTTGAACCATCGTGAGAACCCTCGACTATTGCGCCTACTGCCTGAGCTATCTGTCGTAGCTGTGTTCGCAGTTGCCTCTCGGCGCGCTTCAGGTTCGGTGGTTTCGACGTTATCGAGGTCGGTCTCCGCCGGCGGCGGGATGTCGCTGGCATTATCAATATCCTCGTCGCTGATGGTTGAGCCGATGCCGGTTACTCTGGCTGTTTCCTGAAGATGCATGGCCCCTGCTTTTTCAGTCATCAGACCTGCGTCCACGGCTTTCACCGTGGCGTCGACGACCTTATTGGCGGTTTCGGCGCGTTCGCTGTCAGGCGTCTGCCAGAGTTCATTGAACTCGAACGTGAAATCATCCGGCAGTGGCTGAGAAAACAGGCTCATGTGCAGCACTTCGAAGAGCTTGCGGATCGGGCGGCGTAATTTGCGCTCCTGCTGCGTCGACACGTTGTCGTAATAGTTCGCAAGGTCAGTATCACCGGTTGAGAACCCGGCCGGCGACTGCCCGAACAGGCGGACAAGCGGGATACCGAAAGCGCCGGACACCTGCTGCCCGAACTGCGCCAGCACGTCACTGAGGCCAGCATATGAATAGGTGTGCGCCTCGAACTTGTCATCGGCATCCATAATCGTCATGCCTTCGTTGCTCTGGTACTGGCGGATCATGTCCATGTGCGACATAAGCCCTTTGAAAGCCGGATTATCTTTCCCGAAGGCCAGCATTTTGCGCAGGTCTTTGATGCTGTAAGTTCGCAGATGCGCTTTATAGACCAGTTGAGCCACGCCGGTTGTGGTGCTGTCGAACGCCAGCAGGCGATCGAAGCAACGTTCGATCACTGACATTCCCCAGTCGTTTTCGGTAAGGCGCTGCTGGTAAGGCAGTGGTATGCCGTCAAAGCGGATCAGCCTGGAGTGGTGAATGCGCCATGGAGGGATGCCGGTGGCTGATGTCACCACACGGTAAAACTCCGGCATACCGAAGTCCGGCCCCAGCTCCGTCACCCGTCGCTCCGTCATTGCGTTGAGCATCCACCGGTCCATTACCATCACGCCCCTGAATGAGCCAGGAGCGATGGTGTCGGTGCGAAGTGCAGTTGAGTAATTCTGCCCGTCAATGAGGATGACGCCGACCGCGCCGCCATACAGCCGCGCCCACTTTAGTGTGTCGTTGAGCGCCTCCCACAACGCCATCCCATCCCATGCGTTATCGAGCTTCTTCTTACGCCCGTCTTCCAGCGTTGAAGTGATGGTCACGCCCTTTCGGGTCATGTCGTCTGGTATGGCATCGACGCCGGCACCCACCAGCCATGATGAGCGGTAAGCCTGTTCGATCAGCAGGCGGTTGCGCGATGTCCAGTTGTTGCGGTAAGTGCCCGCGCCAGACTGGTTCGATTCGTTAACACCCATGCGGGCAATAAAGTTTTCGTAGCTGTCACGCGTCGGTAAAGGCTGCGACACGTTTTGTGTTTCGGACATGTTCAGCCTCTGCCAAGTTGAGCCCATATATCAAGCGAGGTTTCCATTGGGGCGTAGTTGATCATCACTGAATCAGCCAGGTTGGGCGATTTGGTCCCTTCCGGCTGTTTGTCCACAACGACCTTACCCACACCGTTGATGGAGTAGGTTGGCTGGGATAATTCAATGATGAGTTTGTCGATATTTGTGATCTGCCCGCTCAGGGAGATAATGTCGTCCGGGCTGTATTCCATACCGCTGACGGCGCGGAAGGTGTTGCGGAACAGCTTCCGCAGGTGCCACCAGCTTTGGGCTTTGGCGTTTGCGAAAAAGTCTTTATTGAGGCGCGACGGTTGTCCGTTGTCGCCCTTGACCGCTTCACCATCTGGATCGAACACAGAGCCGCTGCCGCGAAATGGTGTAGCCAGCAGATATGGCCTGCCTTCTGGTTGCCGCAGCTCATTGATGGCTTTAGCATCCCCGCGTACGCCAGCGCCCAGCCCGTCCTCATCAAACCGGAACGCTTCCAGATTGTTATGGTCGCAATGGCCGAACACTTTTACCACGGAACTGTAGATGTCGCTGCCGACACCAGACCACTCTTTAACCTCTTCGAGCAGAAAGCCATGCCGCCATGAGAACGCGTTTTTATCGCGCCCCTCGTCGGCAACATCCATCGCACCGAGGCGCTGCCCAGTAGGCTGAATACCCAGTTTTACGTGAGCGTCAATCGCAGCACGTACCCATTCACTGGGGATCAGCACACCTTCTGCAGATGCTGAGTAGTTAAGATCAAGCTCCTGGGCGACAACAACCGGGTTATCAATTTTTTCGCACTCTTTGCGGTACCACTCTTCATCCTTGCGTGGATCGCTGCGCCAGTGGAATGTGAACACCGGGATGCGGCCACCGTGCCGCTTCTGTGCGAACGGGTTCGCCATGCCATTGACCGATGAAAGGTCTATACGGCAGCGAGTAGTTTGCGAGAGGGATGCCTCGATAAGTAATGGACGCTGCAGGAATGCTGCCTCATCCACGAAATAGAGCGTGGTACGGTCACCACGGCCAATATTATCGCCAGCCTCACCCTTCAGAACTGCGCCGGTGGTCGGGAACTCCACACGCATGTAAGGCGCGTGCTTCTTCGCGCTCCAGTCGCCACGAAACTCAACCGGCAACATTTCGACGAACTTACGCGCCTTCCAGAACAGCGCTTTGGGGTCGCCGGTACTGTCGACATATTCCTCTTTACGGGAACCGAAGCCGATCACCATCTCTTTGTTGAAGAGACACATTGCGCAGGCGAGACCTATTGAGGTCCAGCTAAGCCCCATTTCGCGGCTCTTCTCAGTGATGCCGTTTTCGTGCTTCCCGCGGCGGTCCATTATCCAGTGGATCCACTCCTCCTGTTTAGGAAACAGCAGGAACGGAATGGACACGGGCAGGCCGAAATCGAGATTTCGCGGATCGGTCGTTATACCCCAGTCGATGATGAATTGCGCCGGATTGTCACGGTAGAACGCATTCATCGCGGGCAACATGCCGGGGTTTTGCCTGATACGCTGCAGCCTTTCCATCCGCCACTCAAAAACAGCGTTGTAATCAGGATTTTTGAAATCAAATGGAAATGGAATGGGCATGGCTTGCCTTACTTCTAAAAATAAAAGATAAAGGGCCACTGCGAAGACATTCAATTCAACAACCCAAGGATTGCAAAGACTATGCAATGGAAAATCGGTGACACCGTTCGATTAAAGTCAGGCGGACCAGTGATGACGATTGTGGATTTCAGCACTCTCCAGAAAGGGCACGTTTGCGAATGGTTTGTTGGAAACGAACTCAAGCGCGAAGTTTTCCCCTCTGATGCCCTAGTCCCGTCGCCCAAAGCAAACAGATGAGTAATTTGTTAAAAAAGAGAGCTATTTAACATAATGGACGTTACCCGCACCACTCGGATAGCACTCACAGGAATTGCACGACTAAAGGCTTATTTTCTTATGATTGCTCAGCAGATTAGCTGTAAACGGCTTGCATAAATGATGCATAAAACGGCATCGAAAATGCATAGGCTGAAAAAGGAATGAAACCTTTGTTTATGGCTGTTATCCCATCATCTTGCGATAGAGCTCAGCGGCCTCGTCAGATGTAAGCGCAACGCTCTCCGTTTTGATGGGACCGCCATTAGCCCCTGTGCTTTCAACCTTGAGTTTATTGGTATAAGCATCGCCGACTTCTTTCGCTGCCTGCTCTATCAGTTGCGCGGTAAGCGAAAAGTTTTTCATGTTCTCGGTGCGCGCGGCCATACGGTCAAGCGTGCGGAGCCGATAAGCTTTATTAGCGATCGGGATGTCCGCTATTTCTGTCTGGAACCTGTTGCGGGTGTCATTGAACATATCCACCCATTTTTTTGCCAGCCCCTTGCCATTCGCCTTTGTGGGGTCGTGCGATTCCACCTGCTGTCGTGTGATGGTAATGCCGAATTCTTTTTTGACGGACTCCACCACCATTGAGGGGGTATCAAAACAGGCAAGCGACTGAACGATGAAGGCTTTGACCTCACCTTTGAGAGTCGCCATGGATTACCTGCCCGTCATAATCAGTCTAGAATTACGCCAGCTTCATGAGGCACGTCCCGCATGCTCTGGCAATGTTAATTTTCGCCACTTCGGCGGGATTGTTTGCAGCGTCTACCAATTCCTGCACATCAGCGCTTGCGCCGTATCTGCGAACCACGCCGATAAACTCCTCGACGTCGTGACCCCGCATGCAGAGCTTAGGCAGCCCGCTGTCTCTGTAGAACTTGGGAGCGCCGAACTCATCCACCTCTTGGGCAATGTGATAAAGCTCATGTTCGATCAGCGCGCAGAACTCCAGATCAGAACATTGGGCGCAGAAGTCAGCCGCCAACGTGATGACATAATCAGGCTGATGCCCGAACCAGTCGTTCATCTGCTGCTCCATGCGAGATTTTTGCCACCCGCCAGCGCGGAACATCACCTCTTCGGCCTGCCCGAGAACGGTACGGCCCTTTTTCGTGAATCCATGCTGAGCCCACAGGAAAGCGATATCGGCACCTTCAAGGTGAGCATGGTCCGGGTTATGGATGGCACCAGATTCAGAAATAATATTGTTTTGAACCCAATCGCGCACGCCATCAGCAGGGATGAGTCGGTTATGGGGGTAGAACGCTGAGATGAAGCTTTCAGCCGGAATCGGTCTGGACTCACGGGCAAACAGCTCCTGTTTGTCGGTGAGCTTTGCCATTATTTATCCCTTAACGAATGTGACTTTGGTTTTTACCAGTCGGCGAATAAGGCGGGCCGCTTCGCGCTCAATTTCCTCAATGACCTCGGGAGTGGCACGTCGATGGGCAAACTTGCGCTCAACATCAGCCAGCACTGCATCGACATCTTTGTTTTCCGGGGGAGTGATTTCTACCTTAAGGCGAGCCATTTAGAATTATCCACTGGTTTTGTTTGATACATGCCCGATAAAATCGAGACATACGCACAGATAAACTTATATAAACCTCTGTTAAGGGCACCCCGAAGATGACCTTTGCAGAATTTTATAAATTCAGTTCAGGCACTGCGTGTTGATGTAGTCCTGCAAGTAGCCAACCTGCTTTGTCACAGTTTCGATTCGCTCTCTGAGGGTGAAATAATCCCGTTGAGCGGCGTCTGTAAGTCGGGGGCCGGAAGCATCGCCCATGCTGCTGGTGCCGGGCGCTCCTGTCGCTGGACATCTGGCGTTGAGCTGCAACCGACGCTTGCCAGTAGCAACATCGCGCTCAAGCTGATTGATAGTGGCTTTAGCATCTGCCAGTTCTCCCGTGTATTTGGCATCAAGTGCGGCGACGTCGCGCTGCCTGGTCTGCATGTCGGCGATTGTGTCTTTCGCCAGCTTCAGTCTGTGCTCGGCATCATCAGCGCGCTTGTTTGCGTCGCCTACCTTCCCCAGCAGAACGTAAATTACGATGACAGACAACAGCAGTTCAGCGGCAATTATCAACCAGGATTTAAAGGTCATTTTTGCTTTCCGCCAGGCACATGGATCGCTCCATCTCGCGCCGGTTCTGCAATCCCTTCCACTTCATCCCGCCAGCGTAAACCCAGCGGCGCATTTCCTCGCACGCCCCCTCCTGATCGCCCCGGTTCAGCTTTTTCAAGAGAGTAGATTTGGAGAAGGAATCCGATCCGACGTTAAAGACGAAGCTGTAAAGTGCGGCACGCTGGTACTCACCCAGGGGCACTTTCACCAGGCTGTCGACTGTGCGCTTCGCTGGCTGCAGGTCTTTCCACAGCAGACGATCACACTCCTGATCGGTGTAGGTCTTGCCCCGGATGATGTCGGTACCGGTGTGACCATCGCAGACAGTCCACACCCCGGCGACGTCTTTGTAGGCCTCATACTTCCTGCCTTCAACGCCGTCTTTACCGCCGATAAAAATGGTTGCTATCGCAAGCGCGCCAGCTCCGGCAGCGCCGACCAGCTTTCTGCGAAGTGGAGTTGAAAAGGGCATTACTCCTCCTTAAAAGCTGCGGGGTTCGGCCAGCGCCGGTAAGACTCAATCTGCGCCAGAGTGGTTTTGCGTTTGTAATACCAGTTGATGCCAAAAGTCAGAAGCGCCACAACAATGCCGGCAATTACGCCAACGGCACTCCATTCATCAGGGCTTAGCCGGGTCAGTACACCATTGGCTACCGTCCCGGCTGATGCGCCATAGGCAGCGCCAGAAGCTAATTTGCTCATGTTGGACATTTCTCTCACCTCCGATTAAGTCGGGGTGCTGTGCATAAGGAAAAGGGTCAGGCCATCGGGCTGCATTTAACGACAAAGCGATCTGGAGTTGATTGCCCGTGGCCTGAAATAAAAAATGCCAGCTGTCAGGCTGGCAATGTGAGGGTGAGGCAATGTCGGCTATTCTGCCGAAGATACCCTGGCTGGGTTTGGTGTGTGGTGGCCGGTACTGATCTCCGGCTTTCTCTGGCATCGTGTGCCCCAAGACTTTTCTCCAGAGATAGCGCAGTCCTCATTAAGGGGGTGCCGTCTCTAGCGCATCAGCCTGCGCATTCACCACAACGGACAGAGCACTGACGAGCGTCGTCACACCTCACATCGGCCTTTCACTGTTGCTAGTCAGAAAATATGAGATGCCGTCTGCCTAATGCTCTTTCCTGTTGCGTGCTCCGTTTCGTGGAGCTAACGACATAGCCTGATCGCGACTCAGCTATGCACCATATGCGCTGGATAACGCCGCCACCATGACGGCGTGTTTAGCTACTGGCAGCCCCGGAAGGAGTCGAACCTTCTTCACTCGGTTTTGGAGACCGGCGCTCGCCTGGCGTCGTGGCTAAATTTGGTGGGCCGTGAAGGATTCGAACCTGTCTACCCTTCCCTTATGAGGGGACCGCTCATACCAAATGAGCTTCCGGCCCTGAAATGCAAAAACCCCGCCGAAGCGAGGTTTTGATGTTAAGCGGCGTTGCGTTGTTACGACTCTTAGCACGATACACAGCAAAATTCGTAACGAAAAGCGGATTATGCAGATTTCCTGAAAATAATCTTTCGGGTCCACTCATCCATCTCAAGCCGTGCACCGGTCATGATGATGCAGGCGTCGATGAAGGTTTCCGCAATCATCAACTGCTGTCTGACCCTCCCTTCAGAACACTTACGCCAGCGAGCAATGGTTGATTTGGACACGTCATACATGTAGTGCAGCATCACCAGCTCCAGCTCGTCATGGCGATCTGTCTTCTTCAGCATGCCAACAGCAGTGTCGATAATGATCCCATCGTTGTCACTGCAAGAATTCCGGGAAGATTTACTTTCCTGTGGGAGTAAGCTTCTGAACATAGGGCTAGTCGGTGACCATCCCACCTGACTTCCCTCGCATGCTGCCCACGCACCCCAGCGCTCCAGTACCAGTTGAATATCGCGCATTACGCCGCCCTCTCGTTTGTTGAAATTAGAATCTGCCCTGTCTCACCCCACCGCTTGGTTACCCGCACATCCCAAATATGTGCATCATCAGTAAACAGAGCATCCATGAGCGCCTTAATCATGTTGTCGACGTCCGGTTTTTGCTGGTGCGCCTGACCATTCATCGCTGCGCGTTTCTTCAGGCTCCAGCTGGCAGGCATGGGAATGACAAACGTGATATGCCCGCCAGTTTCCGGCATCACCAGCCCGTTCAGCCGAACCTCATCGCAAAAGGCCCGGTAACGCAGAACCACATCCCGCCTCTTCCATTTATCTGCGCGGGTCATGCGTGGCTTACCCATCGGAGTGATATTAAAAATCTTCATGTGCCGCGTGGCTCCCTTTTGCATAGCGACGCGCCTGAGCCCTGACCGGCGGCGCAGACCGGGCTTTTGCCTCATCCTGATCGATCGGCAGGAAATGGCCGTTGAAGAACCGGCGGTATACTGTGCCCAGCTCACCGTTGCGCTGCTTGGTAATGTTGATCTCGGCAATGTTTTTCGCCGGGGATTCGGGGTTATAAACTTCGTCACGGTAAAGCATCATGATCAGATCAGCGTCGGCCTCAATTTCGCCGGAGTTTTTAAGGTCAGAGTTCATCGGGCGTTTGTTGGGGCGCGATTCAACGCCGCGCGAAAGCTGGCTCAGGGCAACAACGGGTGTTTTGTTTGCCTTAGCCAGGCGCTTTAGTCCCTTGGAAACATCACCTACTGCCAAATCGTACCGGGCCGCGCTCTGAATTTTGATAAGCGCGAGGTAATCCACCACCACCAGCGCGATCCCCGGGTGCGCCAGCTTCCATCGAGTTGCTGTCTGGCAAATCTGCTCAACAGTCAGATCGTTAGCGTCGACCATCCAGATATTGCGGCCTGTCAGCCGTGCAACACCGTTTGCAAGCCTTGCCCAGTCCTCATCTTCAAAGCGATCGGCGGCTTTCAGGCGGGAAACAGGCATACCGCCAGCCGCTGAAACCATACGTTCACCAATCTGAATGTTTGCCATTTCCATGCTGAAAAACAGCACACCATGCCCCTGCGCAGAGACCTTATCGATGATGTCCAGCGCCAGTTCGGTTTTGCCCATTGACGGCCGCGCGGCGATAAACACCAGGTCTGTGATATCGATCCCGCCCGTTTTCGCGTCGAGGTCGTCGATACCGGTAAGCAGGCTGCGCCCCTCTTCCCTGCCCTCCATGCGCGCTTCCACGCGTTCCAGCACCTCCGGAAGCAATTCATCAATGTGAACAGGGTTAACGGTGTCGGCGCTGACATCGATTAACGACATCACCTGCCTGGCGGATTCGAGGGCAGCAACTGCGGCATCACCGGTTTTCGCATCCCGGATCCCGGCAAGGGCTTCTGTCATGGCTTTTTCAGCGTCGCGGACAGCGGCATTGCGGGTCAGCATGGACACGTACGAGATAAGTGCTGATTTAGCCCAGGTAATACTCGACGAGGCCATAATCGTGGCGCTCAGATCCGGGAGAACCTCACAGAGCAGCAACGGGTCGATTACCCCGCTGCGCGCCTGGCGACAGATTCCCGCATAGATTTCCCTGTACTGATGCACAGAGAAAACACTCCCCGGCACGCGGGAGAGAATATCCAGCACTTCGGGATCGGCACCGCGCAGGAAGATAGCGCCGATAACAGCACCTTCCAGATCGTCATTTCGCCAGACCTGACTCATGCTGCGGCCCCGCGGTTACTGCGGAAACTTTCCCAGCTGAAAGCCAGTTTGTTAATGCCCCCGTCCGTGACCCGGTCAACAATGCGTTCGCCGATAGTTTCCTTCAGCTGCTCAAATGTCAGGTTGCTGATAAGAATCGTCGGCAGAATGCTTTCGTACCGGGCGTTGATCACCTCCTGGAGGATGGTCATCTCTGTCGCGCTGCCGAACTGCACCCCGACCTCGTCGATGATGAGCAGGTCCAGGGTGGCAAAGTGCTCAATGACCTGCTCCTCACTACTTTCGGCATTGTGGCGCCAGGTGCTTTTCACCGCACGGATAAGGCGCATGACATCGGTGATCTCCACCTTAGCGAGGTGATTGCGAATAATTTTTTTTGCCAGCGAAACGGCTAAATGGTTTTTGCCGGTACCGCATGTGCCCGTCATGACAAGCCCGGTGCCCGCCTGCAGACGCTCTGGCCATGTGGCGGCATACCGCTGGCAGGCAGCCAGATTTTTCGCCGCGCCGTGGTTGATAGCCTGGTAATTGCCAAACTCACAGGCTTCGAAGCGGCGCGCAATGCCGGCATTGTCCAGCAGGTCGCACACGCGCAGTTCCCGCATCGCGGCTTCTGCCTGGACAATCTGATCCCTGATGCACGCCGGGCAGGCCGAGTGAACGACGTTTTCAGCGCCACGCAGGGATTTTCCTGACAGCGCCAGGCTTTCATAATCCCCGTGGATAGCGCATGACGCCGTGGTAACCCCGCCCGATTCCCAGCTGCCCCACCGCCATGGTTTTTTATGCTCCACGGCAAATTCGAGTTCTTCGGTTAATGCGTCGCGCTTCGCCTGCAGGCTGTCTTTTTCTTCGCGTTGTTTGATAGTCAGCATGTTGTTTCCCCTCAAATTACCAGTTGCAGTCTGTGTCGCCGTAGTTCTGTTCGCCGAACCCTGACACCGGCAGTACGTTGCGGCGACCACCTCCGTTTGTGGCCGGAGCCTGCCAGGACTCTTCGAAATGGCGGTCAGGACCGAAAAACGATGCAGCCTGTTTGACGAACTGCGTGCCTGCGCTGCCAGTGACGCGAACGTATGCCGCATAGCGCTCAACACCTGCCAGTATATCTTCCGGGCTCACACCGTCTTTCAGGCGGGCTTTCCACGCCTTGAACGCCGAGGCTTTGGAATTACCACCAGCACGTTTAGGGTAAGCCTGCCAGGCTGTTTCGAATTCAGGTGAATAATCCTGCTTTGCAGAGCGATCAGGTGCAGAGGCGTCAGCCGAAGCGCCACTATCTTGAGATTCATGTTTTGAATTTACTTGTGGATCATGTTTTGAATTTACTTGTGGATCTGGGGTCAGATTCTGACGGGTGAGAATGCTGTTTTTGTCAGAATCTGACGGGTGAGAACCGTTTGAACGTTCAGTATCTGACGGTTCAGATTTTGAAGGGTCAGATTCTGACGGGTGAACACCTTTAACCCTGCGCTGCTGTTTAAGCACTGCCACTTTGTCCTTCTCGATGCGGGCCAGAGTTTCAAGGCGATCTGCATTCAGATGATAAAGATTGGACGTATTGCGGTTACCTTTACGGCGGGATTCACGGCGTAGCCAGCCAGCAGACTCCAGTTCTGCAATGGCCGTTCTGACTGTGCTCTCTCCCAGGCCAAGCTGGCGGCAAATGGTCTCAACGCTCGGATAGCAAACCCCGTCATCGTTAGAGTAGTCAGCCAGTCTAGCCATAATCACCAGCTTGGCGCCCTTAATGTCGTGAGCGGCACAAGCATCCCAGACATTTCCCAGAATGGCACTGCTCATATCAGGCCTCCATCACAGTGATGGTATAGCCACGTACTGGCTCTAACCTCACAGTCGAATCAAGGGTTACTTCGCCAATTGTTCTCATTTTCAGGTAACCTGCCCGCTCAAGAACCTTTAGTTCTTTGAACATTGCCTGCCGTGAGCAGCAGCAGAAATTAGCCAACACATCGTGATCGATTTTACGTTCACCCAAACCATTGAGAGAGCCAGCAGCCAGAATGCGAAGCATAATGAGCCTGTGGATTGGTTTTACAAATTGGTGACTATTAACAAATTCATAAACCGACTGGCTCATACTAAGTTCCTCCTGAAATGCTGATGAAACGTCTTAAAGGGAAGCACGATCAGATCCCTCAAGCTCTGGCCAAATCTTGCTCCAGTTAGAGGGCCGAAGTGACTTTCTGGTAACTTGCCCGCCGCTATGAATCTCAATCTGCGCGCAAAGCTCAGCCCCAATAGGCTTGCCGGTACTCATGACCTTTCTGAGATAGTTGATGGTTGTTCCGCAGTTTGCTGCGAACTGTTTTTTTCTGCTGGCGAAAGTCCAGACATGTAGGCGTTCAAAGTTTTCATGGTAGCCCCTGTATAAATATCAGCATTGATATTACCCATAGGTAACAAGATAATCAATACCTATAGGGCATTTACCGACAGGTAACAAAGGTTAGAATAAATAAAATGGATAAATACGAAAAACGTCGTTTACGACTCATCCAGTTGCGGGATGATTTTTGCAATGGCAACGCTTCTGAACTCGCTCGCAAAATCGATCGAGAGCCGTCTTATGTTTCAAGGATGCTGTGGCCGGAGGGTAAGGCTGGAAAAAAAGAATAGCTGATGACATGATGGAAATTATAGAAACATCATTCAAATTGCCCAAAGGCTGGATGGATGGCATAACTTCCGAATCTTCAAACGTAGCTATGATGCAGCAACCTAATTTAAGGAAGAAGTATCCCGTGATTAGCTGGGTAAGTGCAGGAGCATGGGCTGAGGCAATAGAGCCTTACACGATAGAAGATGTAGAGGAATGGTGTGAGTCTGATGCTCATGTCGAAGGGGATGGATTTTGGTTAAGGATTAAAGGGGATTCTATGACATCTCCATCCGGTTTGAGCATCCCTGAGGGTATGATGGTGCTCTTTGACACGGGCAAAGAGTGGGTCCACGGTGCTCTTGTGCTGGCAAAGCTGGTGGATGCTAATGAGGCAACATTTAAAAAGCTCATAGTCGATGGTGGAGATCATTATTTGAAACCTCTCAACCCTGCATACCCACTAATTCCGATAGACGGTAACTGCAAAATCATTGGTGTTGCTGTTGAGGCCCGGATAAGGTTTTAACATCAACTAAACTACAAACCCGCTTGCGCGGGTTTTTTTATACCCATAAATCAATAGGATATAAAATAATTACACGATTTATACCCATGGGTATTGACTGTAATTATTACCCAAGGGTATTCTCCATTCATCGGCAATTACTGGAGCCAGTGAAATGAGAATTATACCTATCAATCAATTTGAAGAAATTTCTATCAGAGTATCACCTGGGAAATATGAAAAATTCCCCGTGATTGACAACAAAGGCCTATTTGTAATTCAAAAAGGCTGCAAGGTAAAAACTGGGTATTTATTAGAGACGTATAATGCGGAAGATAAAAGCTATTATGGGGTTTATACATGTGTTAATGGCATGGCTATCCTTACGGCCGCATTTTCTTCTGACGAAGTCATTACTAAAGCTGTCGCGATCATAATTTTAAAAAGCTTCCCTTATTTGTTTGCGGATTTGAAAAAAACCTGAAAGACATTTTTCCTGAACTAAAAATCAGTCTTCATGTCGGGCTTGAGGAACCATACAGCAGTACTATTTATGTATCTGTTGAAAATGAATACATTCGCCTCACGGAAATTAACGATCCGAGAAATTTAGGAAAAAATGAACTGTACTTTTTAAGTTCAATTCCAGGGCTTGCTGAAAAAATACAAAAAACTTACCAATAAATAACCATAGAGTTAATTATCGCCATCATCGGCGGGGCAAAATTCGCCCTGAGGATTTAAAAATGCAAAATTTAGCCTTAATTAATAAACCTCAAAGTCAATTCGTCTCTGACAACATGAATGACTTTGGCAATCGCGTTCAGAGTTGCATGATGGAGGGAGACTCTATGCAGCCAACTATCCAACCAGGCGAAATGATAGCTGTCGCTGACTGCGGTGGGATGATCTCACAGGCTGGGATTTATTTATTCACCCGTGATGTTTTTGGTCGACCATGTGTATTTGTTAAGCGTGTCAGGCCAATGCCGGACGGTGCTCTGATGATAATTTCTGATAATCATCATTACGAGACTTTTACGCTTGATGCCGATGAGCAAAGCGATATGCGTGTGCATGGCCGTATTATTGCCTCAATGACAATAAGGCGCTTCGTATGACTTTCATTATCGATAAATCGGCATACAAAACAGCGTGTCTCTATGCGGCCTGCGGTTATGAAGTTATTGGGCGTCTTTATCTCAAAAAAGCTTACGGGAGATAATAATGATTCAGCAACGTCAGAATATTGAGAATGTAAAAAATCAGGCAGAGCAACTTAATTATCTTATGCGAGCTATCCATTCTCATCATGAAGATTTTGAATCCGTTCAACTCGATGTTCTTTTGGGTCTGGCTTATAACCTTTCAAGCTGCGTTCTGCTCTGGACAGAAAAAGAAGAAGAAATAGTTCTGTCTAACGAGGAAGCAGAAAGGGAGTGTAAGAAACATGGATAATTTAATTTCAACTTACCGCCGTCGGATATTAAAAGCTGCCCTGCTTCGCCACCAGCGTAAAACAGGCAGTAACTGCATTGTTATTAAGCTCAATAAAGGCGCTTTTAACACGGTCGAGTTAACAGAGATTCTTCTCGATGGGTTATTACGAAAATTCGAAAGGCTCGCAATCAGTGAGTATGGAAATGTCGAAGGAGTAAGCGCTATCAAGGGGATTTACACCAGCTCTGTTGATGTTAATGGCAACGGTGAATTCCTTACGGACAGCGGGAAGGAATTAATCGACGAGCTCATTTCTGGGCTGGTCGAGTTCGTCAAAAAGCAGAAACCAGTTAATGCGGAGATGGGCAATGGCTAACCAACAAACAATGCTTTATCAGGATGTGCTGATCCCCCGCCCCGTGGTGCACGTGGATCTGCATGTCCTCCCTGATTTTACCGGGCGGGTAGTCCTGCACATCGAGAACGGGAGGGTGAAATGCGACCGCCGGCTGCTCGACGACGAGCACATTTGCTCACTGGCCACGTTTATCGAAATGGCGCGCGAAATGGAGCTGAGAATTGAGGAGGTAGCTGGTGGCACTGACTGCGATCCGAATCCCTGAATGGGTTCACGAAAGGGCTTTGCATGTGCTGCGCCAACACCGTGCAGGGCGGATCCACCCCCGCCGCATGCACAAGACCGGCTATCTGAGCCTGAGTGTGAATCTCCGCTGGCGCCTGCTTTCCCGCGACGGCGGCCAGAACTGGGAAGTAATGAGCCATGAACGCTATTCAAAATTGAAGGACAGAAAATGACTGATAAACGAATCGCCAGCGCAATCGACCTGGCATTACAGCAGCACGATACCCCGGCGGGTCCGTTGTTCGTGGCACGCCGTCACGGCCGCATCAAAAAATGCTTCACCCGCGATACGGCGATCCGCTATCTGGCTTTCTTCATGACCACCTGGGCTTTTGAGCGCTCCGGTTTTCAGCAGCGTTACCCGCGAGTACGTATTGATCGTGACGATATGGAAGTCTGGCGTGACGGTGAGACAAAGCCAGAGTATCTGGCAGCCCACCAGCGTTGTGTAAGACGTCTGCGCCGTATTCTGGCTCGTAAGCGTGGAATGGAAAAGTGGTGTCAGCAGTGGGATGCCATGCATGACCGCTACGTCAAAGATGTCGAAGCCCTGCAGTCCACTAAACCAAAAGGAATGCGCTGA